ATCCCGAATCACATTGCTGATGACTTCTTTGCCTCTGTTTATCCTACTATCTCTTCTGGTCAAAAAACAAAGGTAATCATTGTATCTACACCACGAGGTATGAATCACTTCTATCGTATGTGGCACGATGCTGAAAGAAAGAAAAATGAATATGTACCAACAGAAGTTCACTGGTCAGAGGTACCAGGCCGTGATCAGGTTTGGAAAGAACAAACAATTGCAAACACATCAGAGCAACAGTTCAAGGTTGAGTTTGAGTGTGAGTTTCTAGGATCTGTTAATACATTAATTAATCCAGCAAAATTAAAAACTCTTATATTCAATGACCCAATACAGAAAAATGCAGGTCTTGATGTATATGAAGCACCACGAAAAGATCATAATTATCTAATCACAGTCGATGTTGCTCGTGGACTGGGAAATGATTACTCCGCATTTCTCGTTTTTGATATTACAGAGTTTCCATACAAAGTAGTTGCTAAGTATCGAAATAATGAAATTAAACCAATGTTATTTCCAAATGTGATACACGATATTGCAGTCGCTTATAACAAAGCATTTGTTTTAGTTGAGGTAAATGATATTGGAGATCAGGTGGCATCAATATTAAACTATGATTTAGAGTATGAAAATTTATTAATGTGCTCACAACGTGGTCGTAACGGTCAAGTTGTAGGTGCTGGATTCAGTGGTAAAAGATCACAACTTGGAGTCAGGACTACAGCAGCAGTTAAAAAGTTAGGATGTTCTAATCTCAAAACATTACTTGAAGATGATAAAATATTAGTTTGTGATTATGATATTATATCAGAACTTACTACTTTTGCTCAAAAACATAATTCATTTGAGGCAGAAGAGGGATGTAATGATGATTTAGCAATGTGTCTAGTTATATTCTCTTGGTTAGTTGCACAGGACTATTTCAAAGAAATGACAGATAATGATGTAAGAAAAAGAATATATGAAGAGCAAAAGAATCAAATTGAACAAGATATGGCACCTTTTGGTTTTATATCAGATGGTTTTGATGAAGACACATTTGTTGACAATGATGGAGATTTATGGAAGACTGATGAATATGGAGATCGTTCCTATATGTGGGATTATTATTAATGGCATACTTTTTTCTTGTTAGTTCTCAATTTTTTAATTTTTGTTTTTTTATATTTGCAATTGGATTTGTAATCGCACTTACACTTGAACAGATTGTGAGAAGACAAGGTGATGAATTAAATATTTTGATAGTGACTACAAATCGTAAATTTTGTTGGCAACAAACTTGGATAGTTAATTTTTTCTGGTTTTTTAGTAATATTGCTCTAAATATTGCAACACGTTCTTCAGCACCAGTAGGTTCTGATATTATTTGGAGAGGTGAATTGTAATGTTAGATCCAGTTGAAGTTAATAAATCATTAGATGATATACGTCCATACATTGAATCAGATGGTGGATATCTCGAATTTATAGAGTTAGATTATAACTTAGAAGAAAATGTGAGAATGTATTATGGAGTAAAAGAAGGGGAAGAAGCAGCAATAGCAAAGGTAAGACTAAGTGGTGCTTGTGAATCTTGTGCGATGAGTGCTCAGACACTTAGAATGGGCATTGAAAGACATCTTACACAAACCTTTCCCGAAATAGTAGGAGTGATGCAGGTATTATGACTTCAGTTGTTCTCATACTTTGTTTTATGCCGATTGTAATTATATTCATTGTTATGAAACTTGCAACTTGGTTATCTCTTACAACATTTGAAACCAAGTACATTAGAGAGGAAGCAAAGAAACCTCATGGTCCTTACTATCCAGATGCATATGCAGATGTGGATGAAGAGGAGGAAGAGCGTTGGAATTCGACGAACAATTAGAATTAGGTCACTTTACACTATCAGAGAGAAAGTGTAGAGTTTGTGGTAAGATGAAAGATTTAATTGATGGTTATTATCTTACAAGAAAAAATAAAAACATTAAATCATCATATTCTTATGAGTGTAAGGAATGTACTATTAAGAGAGTAAAGAGTAGAAAGAAACCAAAGGTTAGAGATTGGGAGTATCCAGATTGGTAGTTCATGCATTGTTTCCCCAGTGAAATTATAGTAAAGAATAAATAATTTTATAAAAATATCCTGAGATTCGGAGAAACGAATATGGCTTTAAATTTAGCCTCTCCTGGTATCCAAGTAAGAGAAGTTGACCTGACCATTGGTAGAGTGGACGCTACAAGCGGCTCAATCGGTGCATTAGTTGCTCCCTTTACAAAAGGTCCTGTGGAGGAACCACAATTAATTGAAAGTGAAGAGGATTTACTACAAACGTTTGGGCAACCTTACGCTGTAGATAAACATTATGAGTATTGGTTAGTTGCATCCTCTTACCTAGCTTATGGTGGAACAATGGAAATTGTTCGTGCGGGTGATAATGGATTGAAAAATGCGTACGTTGGTTCAACTGGTACTGCACCACTTATAAAGAGTGCAACTCATTACAATCAATTAGGTTTTGATGAGAACACCATAACAGGTGTAACAGTTGCTTCCAAAACACCTGGTAGTTATGCAAACGGAATTAGAGTTTCAATCATAGATGCTAAAGCAGATCAAATATTAACTGTTGCTTCTGGTAACACTACACCTGTTGGAACTGCAGTTACACAAACTGCTGTTGGAAGAGTTGTAGCTGGTTCTGCTGGAACAAGTGTATTAGATGGTTTTATAAAAGGTATTGTTACAGGAAGCACTGATACTACTTTAGAAGTTAAAGTATTATCACATGTATCTGCTGCTGGAACAATCACAAGTCAAAACTATCAACAAGGTGGCATTTATAACTTTAATCCAACAGGCACAGTTGGTTTGACAACTGCTGGTCAAGCGATTACTGCAACAGGTGAATCAAAAAATTATACACAATCACAAGATTGGTTTGCACAACAAAATATTGTTTTAACAAGTAAGGACGCAAATGGTAATCCACTTAAATTAGAGTGGGATCAATTAGCAGATGCACCTGGTACATCATCATTTGTAGCATCAAGAGGTGGTAGATTTGATGAACTTCATGTCGTTGTAATTGATGATAAGGGTGAGATCACAGGTAATGCTGGAACAATCCTTGAAAAACATTTAAGTTTATCAAAAGCAACAGATGGTGAATATTCAGTTGGTTCTACATCATACTGGAGAAAGTATCTTGCAACTAATTCACAATACATTTATGGTGGTAGTGCTCCTGCTGGTATTACAACTATCAGTTATGAAACAGATGCAACCAACACATTAGATAGTGACAATGGTTGGGATCAACCAGCGGATTCTGCTGGTGCAGGATTTGGTGCTTCTGGAGTATTTACTGGTTCACTTGGAGATGGTAAAAACTACGGTGGTAAAGATGATTACACAACATCAGGTGCACTTAACTCTGGCATAGATGATTTAATCACTGGTTATGGTTTATTTGAAAATACAGAGGAAATTGAGGTTGACTTTATCTTAATGGGTGCTGCACATCATGTAAAAGAAGACTCACAAGCAGTTGCTGAAAAAGTAATCGCTGTTGCAGAGGCAAGAAAAGATGCAGTTGCCTTTGTATCACCTTATCGTCAAGCATTTTTAAATGATACTGTATCAGGTACAGTAACAGTGAATAACATAGACACTATTACAGATAATGTAGTAGGATTCTATGCACCAATCACATCATCAACGTATGGCGTATTCGATAGTGGATACAAATATATGTTTGATAGATTCAATAACACATTCCGTTATATCCCATTAAATGGTGATATCGCTGGAACTTGTGCAAGAACTGACATCGAACAATTCCCTTGGTTCTCTCCTGCAGGAACTTCAAGAGGTGCTATACTAAATTCAGTTAAACTGATTTACAATCCAGGCAAAAAACAGAGAGACATTCTATACTCAAATAGAATTAATCCTGTAATTCTATCACCAGGTGCTGGTATTGTTCTCTTTGGAGACAAAACTGCATTCGGTAAATCATCAGCGTTTGATCGTATCAACGTTCGTAGATTGTTCATCTTCCTTGAAGATGCTATCTCCGCAGCTGCGAAGGATCAACTCTTTGAGTTTAACGATGAACTTACAAGGACAAACTTTGTAAATATCATTGAACCATTCCTTAGAGATGTTCAGGCAAATCGAGGAATATTTGATTTTGTTGTTATCTGTGATGAAACTAACAACACTGCAGCAGTCATTGATCGCAATGAATTTATTGCTGACATCTTCATCAAACCAGCGAGATCAATCAACTTTATCGGTCTTACCTTCGTTGCCACCAGAACTGGTGTTGCATTTGAAGAAGTAATTGGTTCCGTTTAATTAACAGAGGTTTAATCAACTATGGCTAGAAATCAAGTCAATCCACCACCATTAAGGACAATTTCCGACTTCAAGAGTAAGTTGACTGGTGGCGGTGCTCGTGCTAATCTGTTTGAAGTTGTCCTCACCTTTCCTGATGCGGCTAAACCGCCAGATGAAGTTCTTGACAAGTCAAGGTTTATGGTTAAAGGGGCAAGATTACCAGCATCAAACATTGCACAAATCGAAGTACCTTTCCGTGGAAGGGTACTTAAAATCGCAGGTGACAGAACATTCGATTCATGGACAGTTACAGTTATCAACGATACAGACTTCTCAATTAGGTCTGCATTTGAAAACTGGATGAACACCATTAATAAGTTAGATAATAACACTGGATTAGTCAATCCTGCAGATTATCAAGCAGATGCTTATGTCTATCAACTAGATCGTGACGGACAAGATTTGAGAGCGTATCGTTTCTATGATACATTCCCAACACAGGTTGGTCCTATCGAACTTTCATATGATGCTCAAGGTATTCAGGAGTTCACTGTCGAACTTCAGGTTCAGTACATTGAAATCATTAAAGGTAGAAGTCCTGTAGCAGGTGGTGTGAACATCAGCTAAATAGAACATAATAACAGTTCAAACAAAATAATATAATGGCAAAACTTTTTGGTTTTTCAATTGAGGATACACAGAAGCAATCCGCTTCCATTGTCAGCCCTGTTCCCAAGAATAATGAGGACGGGGTTGACAATTATATTGCAAGTGGATTTTATGGTCAATACGTAGATATTGAAGGTGCATATCGTAACGAACACGAATTAATTAAAAGATATCGAGAGATGGCATTACATCCAGAAGTGGATAATGCGATTGAAGATGTTGTTAATGAAGCAATCGTAACAGATTTATATGACTCACCTGTTGAGGTTGAGTTGTCAAATTTAAATGCAAGTGAATCTATAAAGAAAAAAATTAGAGAAGAATTTAGATATTTAAAAGAAACAATGGACTTTGATAAAAAGTCCCACGAAATTTTCCGTAATTGGTATGTTGATGGAAGAGTTTATTACCTCAAAGTAATAGATATGAAAAACCCTCAAGAGGGTATACAGGATCTTAGATATATTGATCCGATGAAAATCAAATATATTCGTCAAGAAAAAACTCCCAAAAATTTAGATTTAAGTAGATTAAGACTAAATGATCAAGATCAAAATGTTCCTAATCCAACATTTGATGAATATTATCTTTACACTGCAAAACCAAATTATCCAACTGGAATGGTTTCAAAAGCAGGAAAAGGTGCAATCAAAATTTCAAAAGATTCAATTACATATTGCACATCAGGTTTAGTAGATCGAAATAAAAATCGTGTTCTTTCTTATCTACAGAAAGCAATTAAGGCACTTAACCAATTACGAATGATTGAGGATAGTCTTGTAATTTACAGATTATCAAGAGCACCAGAGAGAAGAATATTTTATATTGATGTTGGTAATCTACCAAAGATCAAGGCAGAGCAATATCTTAAAGAGGTAATGAATCGTTATCGTAATAAGTTAGTGTATAATGCACAAACTGGTGAGATTCGTGATGATCGTAAGTTCATGTCAATGATGGAAGATTTCTGGTTGCCTCGTCGTGAAGGTGGTCGTGGAACTGAAATCACAACTTTACCAGGCGGACAAAACTTAGGTGAACTTCAAGATATTGAATACTTCCAAAGAAAATTATATCGTGCACTTGGAGTTCCTGAATCAAGAATTAGTTCAGATACAGGATTTAATTTAGGACGTTCATCTGAAATACTGAGAGATGAATTACGTTTCTCAAAATTTGTGGGACGTTTGAGAAAACGTTTTTCTCATATGTTTAACGATATGCTTAGAACACAATTAATTCTTAAAAATATCGTTACACCAGAAGATTGGTCACAAATGGAAGATCATATTCAATATGACTTCTTATATGATAATCAATTTGCAGAACTTAAAGAATCTGAGATGTTACAAAGTCGTCTTGGAAATCTTGCACAAATCGAACCTTATATTGGTAAGTATTATTCTACAGAATATGTACGTAAGAGAGTATTGCAACAAACAGATTCTGAGATTGAAGAAATAGATATGCAGATTGAAGATGAAATTGAAAAAGGTATATTACCAAATCCAGCAAATGTAGATCCAATTACAGGGGAACCCTTACCAGAGAATGGAAATGGTAATTTATTAGGTTCAGTTCCTGAAGATGAAGACGAGGATGATGCTGCATCACCTATTACAGATGCTGAATATCAAAAAGATACTAAAACAGCAGAGATATAAATAAGTATATTGCAATAAATTAATCTTATGGAAGATCTTGTGGATTTGATCGCTACTGATGCGAGTGCTAGTGATATTTCCGACAAAATAAAGGAAAGACTCTATGCAAAAGCAGCAGAGTATGTAGACGGTGCTAAACCAGTGGTGGCAGCCGATCTCTTTGGTACAGAGGTGCCTGAAGCACCTGAAGCAGAATCTGATCTTGAAGTGGAAGACGAAACTACTGTAGAACCAGAGGAAACAGATGAGTAGAATTTTATTAAAAGGTACAGAAGCAGCATTGGGAACAAATACTGCTGGTGCAAATGCTTTTAGTAATGCAAGACTGGTTCGTGTCGTGAATACTACAGGTAATGCACACCTTGTAACACTTGTAGAAACAGTTGGTGGATCGGCTATTGGTTCATTTACTTTGCCTGGTGGTGAAGTGGTTGAATTAGAGAAAGAACCAGGTAATGGTGTATTTGCTGCAAACGCAGGAGTCAAAGCTACTGCTATTGGATTTACGAATTAAGAACAATGAAACTAATCACAGAAGAAATTTCCCAAGTCAAATTTATCACTGAAAAAAGAAAAGGTGGTGGAAAGAGACTTTGTATTGAAGGTGTATTCCTTCAAGGTAACATAAAAAACCGCAATGGGAGAATGTATCCAGTTGATATTCTTGAGAAAGAAGTTAACAGATACTGCGATACTTTTGTGAAACAAGGGAGAGCACTTGGTGAACTCGGACATCCCGAAGGACCAACTGTAAATCTTGATCGTGTATCCCATAAAATTACCTCGCTCGTTAGAGAGGGTAATAATTTTAGAGGTAAAGCAACTTTACTATCAACTCCAATGGGTAAGATTGCTTCATCATTAATTGATGAGGGAGTTAAACTCGGAGTATCTTCTCGTGGTGTTGGTTCACTAAGAGAGAGTAGTAATGGATGTAAAATGGTTGGAGAAGATTTCCAACTGGCAACTGCAGCGGATATAGTTGCAGATCCTTCAGCTCCAGACGCTTTTGTAAATGGAATCATGGAAGGAAAAGAGTGGATTTGGGAAGGCGGTAGTCTTCGTGAACAACTCGCAGAAAAAACACAAAAGACAATTAATACACTTGTCGATCAAAATAGATTAGAGGAAAAGAAACTTAGTTTATTCCAAGATTTTCTAAATAACCTCTAAGTTAAAGAAATCTATAAATAAGTATAGATTCTTACGAATTCAGTCAAAAAACTCGGTAACAATTTACACGAAATGGAAAACATCGAAGAAAACCAGGTCACAGCGGGAGCGGGTAAAGCCGATCCAATGCAACCATCAGGTGCTCAAGTTGAGGATCTAGGGGGACCTACACCAGAAAACTATCGTCCTGATGACGACTCTGCAAAACTTAAAGATCCAGCAGCGACCCTTGCTCAAGTTAAGGATATCGTAAATGCAAAAGCAGGTAAAGCTGATGCAATGGCAGGAACAAAAGCAGAGGATGCTCAACCTGAAGGCGATGTAATCGAAGAAGAACCAACTGCAGAAGCAACTGATGAAGTTGTCGCTGAAGAAGAAACTTCTGAAGACGGAGTTGTTGCCGAAGAGGAGACAACTGAGGAAGAAGTCATCGAAGAGGAAGAGACAATTGACATCGAAGCAGATGTTCAAGCTCTACTTGAAGGTGAAGAACTTTCCGAAGACTTCCAAAATAAAGCAAGAACAATCTTTGAAGGAGCAATCCGTTCTAAGGTTTCAGAAATCAAAGAAGACTTGCAAGAAGCCTATGCTCAAGCACTAGTTGAAGAACTAGATGACATTAAGAAAGGTTTAACAGAAAGAGTTGACTCATACTTAGAGTATGTCTGTGA